CAATCCTGTTCCTGCCGTTACAGTAATTGAATTGTTTGCTAACGCAGTATTAGGAATGTTGGCTAATGAAATTGAAATATTAGGAGTTGTGGTTGGATTACTTACACTTGTAATCACGCCAGCTCCGTTGTTTGTGCTAATTGATGTTACAGTACCACCAGAATTTGTAGCACTAATTTGAACGCTACCCGTAGAAGCGTTAACGGTAACATTACTACCAGCTACAATATTGGTTACACCAGTATTTGTAATAGTTTGATTAGGAAATGAACCGCTTACTGATATACCGTTGCCGGCTACTGTTGCTGGAGTTGCACTACCTGTACCACCATTAGCAACTGGAAGTATTCCTGTAACCCCAGAACTTAGGGGTAATCTAGTTGCGTTAGTTAAATCAGCGTATGTTGGTTGTCCTAAATTTGGGGTTACAAGAGTAGGAGAATTTGAAAGCACTACAGATCCAGAACCTGTGCTTGTAGTCACGCCAGTACCGCCAGATGCTACATTTAAAGTTCCAGTAACTTGAGTGCCTAAATTGATAGGTGATAATGAACCGCCAAGTGTTAATGAACCACTAGATGTTACCGAACCACTTAAAGTAATACCTTGTACTGTACCAGTGCCAGATACGCTAGTTACAGTTCCTGCGTTTAATGTAGGAAGATTAGTTAATGAATAATAGTTACCAGTTGTAGCAACTGTGGCTAATCCTGTAATAGAACTTGCTGGAATAGTGCCAGAAAGAGCAGACGTTGGAATAGTTGATGAAGCAGTAATGCCATTAGCACCATTGCCTGATAAATAACCATTAAGCGTAGTTGAAAAAGTTAAAGTACCAGAACCAGTTACTGGTGATCCGCTAACTGTAAATCCAGATGGAGCAGCTAAACCTACGCTAGTTACAGAACCACCACCAGCAGTTGATGAAAGGGTTCCTCCGCTAAATGCTAATCCGCTACCAACTGTTACATTGCTAAAACCACCAGCTCCATTGCCATAAAGAATAGACGATCCAGAAGTAGCAGGAGCATAGTCAGTACCACTTACTGCCGTAGCTAAAGTATTAGCAGCAGTACGTTTCACAATACCTGTAGAACTTAAGCCTGTAATTTGATCTTGTGTTACTGCACTACCTAAAGCCGTGTTATTTGAAGCTATGACAATTGTGCTATTGGCTAATTGTGCATTTGTAACAGTACCAGATAAAGCAGTAGTTGGAATTGTTGTAGCTGCACTTACATTGCTTGCACCATTACCATATAAGTAACCAGTAAGTGCAGTTGTTTTTAAGCTATTAAATGCACCAGCATTTGGTGTTGTTTGACCAATAGATCCATTGAAAACTGAAGTATCACTTAATGGAGTAATGTTACCTAAATTGAGAGTGATTGATGGCGTAGTAGTTGGATTTGTAACAACTGAACCTATGCCGTTTTGGCCTGTAACTGCTACGCTAGTAACAGTACCACCAGAGTTAGATGCGCTAATTTGAACCGATCCTGTGGCAGAATTAACAGTTATATTAGAACCAGCTACAATACTTGTTACACCAGCATTGCTCAAAGTTACTGAGCTTCCAAGTTGTGCGTTGCCACCACCGCTTAAACCAGAGCCAGCAGTAATTGTAATAGAGTTATTAGTAAGCTGACTATTTGTGATGCCAGATAATGAACCGCCTAATGTAAGGTTACCAGAGGTTGTTACTGTGCCTGATAAAGTAATTCCGTTAACACTTCCTGTACCGCCTACACTAGTTACAGTACCAGCATTGAGAGTTGGCCTATTAGTAAGGTCGTAATAGTTACCAGTTGTTGCTACAGTAGCTAAACCAGTAATAGTTGAAGCTGGTTGAGTACCTGTTTGGTTCGCACGTTGAATAGCATAAGCCTGTGCAGCAGCAGCAGCTCCAGCAGGATCATAAGCATTAGTAGATGTAAATGCTGCACTACCTAAATTGCCAGTAAGGCTAATATTAAGTACTGGAGTTGTGGTAGGATTAGTAACCGATGCGACTACACCATTATTGGTTGTAACGCTGAATGAAGTTACAGTACCAGTGGCAGTAGAACTTAATGTATTATTGGTGAAAGATAAACCTGTACCAATGGTAACATTTTGAAAACCACCATTGTTATTACCAGCAAGTACTTGGTTTCCAACTGTATTACCAGCCACATTAGTAGCAATAATCTGACCATTACCTGTAGCAGTAATAGATACGCCACTAGGAACTACGATACTTCCATTAGTAAGGGCATTTGTGCCCTGTTGCTTTTGAACATTTACTTGAGCTATTGCAGCAACTGCACCCAAGCAAAATAGACTGATGGCTTTAATAAATTTCATGGAATTAAGATAAGGTTCCGGCAGCAGGTACAATCGTATCAAGAACTTGATAGTTTGTGCCATTCCAGACTAAGTGAAGTTCGCCAGCAGGGGTGTATTGATCTGAAGTGAATGTGCAAAGGATTGGATTAGTTATGCTCGTATCATATACGTTTATAGTTACTCCAAACGCTACTCCTGTGCTAAATCTAAGATACACATGTGCACCGGGGTTCAAGCCATATCCGCTAACTACGCAATTTCTCGATCCGGGACTTCCGTATAAATTAATCCATTCGGTGTGTAAATTACTAGTAGGGCTTACAGTAAATGTTGTGCTACTATTGCTTACTTGTGCATGATAAGAAACATAGAATCCAGTAGGAGCAGGTACATTATAGCCCGGATTATAAAATTCTACATAACCAGCCCCATAAGTAATAAAATTACCTGTATTGGTTAAGCCTTGCAGCTCCATCCAATAAGGAAAGCTATTTTGGCCTTCTAAACTTACATCGGTAGCTGCCTGACTAAGCACAAAACTCATTTGTGTAGCATTACCAGCCAACCAAGCCTGATAAGTAATACCAGAATTGATGTTAGCTTGATATACAGTCTGAGTAATTGAAGGGGTTATTGCACTTGGGCTTGTTGAAAAAACAAGCTGCATATATACAATATTTGATAAATCTACGGCAGCATTGTTTGAATCAAAAATGCTTACATTGACTGACGCAGCTCTACGCACCCAAAATTGAGGTGCTAAACCTGTCTGAACATCAACAGGCCCTACTGGTGGGTTAGACACCAGTGAAAATTGTACGTTTATAGGTAACTGTTGATAGTATGCCATAAGATTAGTTTCCAAATATTTGAACCGAAATGCATCCGGAATTTTCTAATCTGCTTAGATTAGATTCCCAGCAAAAGACCTGTAGTGAAGTTGTAGTTCGTGTGCCTGTATATCCGGGAACTGCACCGCAAATAATATTGTTATCACCTGCACCGCAAATTACACCGTTTTGTGCTCCAGCACTACCAGCAAAACTAAAGTTTGGATTCGATAAAGGATTGGTGAAATTAATCGTATAAATACCTGTTCCGTTATAAGTTACGCTAGATACATTCCAAGCAGTTCCAAAAATGTTACATGGACTGCCAATAGTGTTTTGACTTGTGCCATCGAATACTACCCAAGCCTTACATAAATTGGCTCCTGTCAAAGTTTGAGATAATGGGAGCCAATAATTGGTGTTATTTAAAGCATTTCCTTGATTTGGAGATCCAGATACACCTGTTTGACTAACATAAATCCCATAAGGATAAGCTCCACCATTTTGATAACTTACTATATTGTTGGTATAATATGCAGTATTTGAATCGTATTCAGGTATTCCTGCCTGCATCGCATATGTAACATAATAAGATATCCAATAAAATAGCCCATTCATATCTTCTAATGCAGGTTGGTTTGTGCCAACTACTGCTGAAGGCCAGCCACCAGCCCAATATGATCCGGAATTTACTCCCTGTATAGTATTTGGGTTTGTGCTTGTAGCAGGTACGCCTAAAGCAAGACTACCAAATTGACCTACAGAAGAAGGTGCTGATGAAGAAAATAAAGCAGGTGTTTGTCTAGGAAGTTGTGGAGCTTGTGTAGGCATGATGTAAAATTATTCTAATAACCAATTTGTTCCGTCTGAATATACTTTGCGGATATAAGAACCACCGCCTGTTACTACAGAGCCGATAGAACTTCCGGGAGATTGAGTGGCATCAGACACAAAAGCCTCTCCGTATTGTACTGTGCTTGCAGATGGTAAGCCAGAAACTGTTGAATGAGGTAATACAACAATACCTTTAAATACATTAGTTTCTGTACCTGCTTGATAAATTCCGTATTTATTAGCTATAGTTACGCCCGGCGTTCCGAATCCTGCTAAAAATAATTGTGTAGCATTAGTAACATTTCCTGATCCTGTTTGAAATGTTGGAGCACCAATAAATTTTTCGTAATAATTAATACCGGTAAAACTTCCAACTGCTATATTACCGCCAGCAGCTTCACTATAAATTGTGTCGTTATTTCCATTTGCTAAAATACTTGCTGATGCACGAACGCCTTTAGCTCCACCACCGCCACTACCGCCACTAACTACTGTAGGTTGTAAATCTACACCTATGTTTGATGCATAAGAAACACCTATACTTAATGTGTTAAATTGTACATTAGCTCCAGTATCTATGTTTTGTGGAGTTGTTAATGTTACTGCACCTGTTTGTGCACTACCATAAGTACCATTTGCTAATACTTGGCTAACTGTTCCAGATACAGATGAAACTCCTGAACTTCCACCGCCACTTGCACTAATAACACCCGATCCGTTAATAGTAATTGTTGATCCGTCAACTTTAACGCCACCTACTTGTGTAGTAGAAGCATATCCTAATCCTAGAGTTGATATACCATCCCAAGTTAATCCATTTAATGTAGCAGCGCCAACTTTTCCAGTAGCTCCGTTTACAGAAAGAATACCGCCACTTGAAGATGTAAATAAGCTAGGATTATAATATTGATATCCATTAAAATAAGTTGATCCAGAAAAGCTAGATACATACCCAGAACTAGCTTGAAATATAGCTCTACTATTAAAAGTGAATAACGGGCTTACACCTGTAGCAAATGATGATCCATCAGGAAAGTTTTGAGCAGATGAAGTAAATACGATACTATTAGGCATTGTTGCAGTACTTCCAGACAATGTTGTTGAGCCATTCACTTGTAATGAAGAATTAAAGGTAGAAGGAGCAGCAAAATAATTATTATCATTAGCACCTTGTTGATAAATGCCATATCTGGTTGGGGCATAAGGAGCCTGAGAAATATATAAATCCGTATAGCTATTTAACGTTAAAGCTCCAGATACAGTAGGTGTGCCCAAATCTAAATGTATGTAATTAACACCTGAATATGCAGCAGAAGATTGTATGTTGCCACCAACTGCTATTGTATAAAGAGAATCGCCTGCTGCTGTATTGTTAATTACAGGACTCAATCTAAGTCCTTTACCAACATTAGAAATAGGAGTTACGGTTGGGCTAAAATTAATAGGTACCGCATTAGTTGCTGCATCAGTACCAACTTGTATTGTTGAAAATACATTGCCACCACCACCATTTCCTGTGTTTGCGGTAAGAACGCCACCAGATAATGTTAATCCAGTACCTAATGTTAAAGGCTGCAAATGATTAGAGCCATCTATATAAGTCATATTACCAGTAACAGAAGGAGTAGTGCTAAATGTTACCGTGCCCGTTAAATAAGGATTATTGATTGGTGTTGTTTGAGCTAAAGCACAACCAGCCAATAATGGTAAAAGTAATAATTTAATGTATTTCATATTAAGCATACGCAGTCCAAACTAATGTGTGAGTGGTGTCTGAAATTGGGGCACTTAAAGCAACAGAAAAGCCTGATCCTGTTATTGAATCTGATACAACATTTGCAATCAATACTGTTTGATTAGTTGATTGGCACATTACTGTAGCATTAACATATGTTGGCGTTGGTGTAATAGACGTGCCATATCCAACAGTATAAATACTAGTAGATCCTGAAACTAAATTGGCTGGATTTAATGAAGTTTTACCATACGCAAGAACTATACCGCCTGCCATAGCAGCAGCAGATATCTGTGCAGAACCAAGGCTTGAGTTATCTAGCTCCATTACGTCATTGGTACTACGCAAGTTGTTTAACCTCGTACCACCGTTAATTTGTATAATTCTTTCGTTAGCCATGATTTTAAGTTCCTGCTGATGTAACTCTTATACCACCTGTGCTTGTTATTCTACCCGTAGTTCCGTCGCTTAATACACGAGTACTACCTATGCTTATGATAATTACATTTACTCCAACACCCATAGGTGAAGGTAAAAATTCTGTCAATAATGCTGATCCTATAGGTACATCACTTGATACCGTATAAGTTAATGTCATATCTTGATTATCCGTAAGAGTAACGAATCCGGGCAGTAAAAGATTTAGATAATTCTCAATAGATGCTAATGTATTATCGCAATAATTTAAAATAATCTGAAGCTGGATAACTAATCTATATTGTATATCACTTAAGTCGGTTTTGGGAGCTACTGATGTAGCATAAGTTTCCCATATGCCTTGTATGTTTGTATTTTGAGCATAATTACGGAAACCATTGGTATTTCCACCGCCAGCATAATTCATAAATCCAAAGAAATAAGGAGATGGGGATACTGGATTTATGTTTCTAGGAACACCTATATATTTACCAATAACATCTAATTGTGGTCCAACCGCAGTATCAATATTATATGCCAATTCTATAGCAGTAAAAATATCATCAGCTAAAGCCTGCTTAACCATTAATGCAGTTAATCTTTGTGCATTAGTTTGATCTGAATATTGATAAATTAATCGCTCTACATAATAATTGCTTAATTCGACCAAATTAGTCGAAGGAGTCTGCCCTGTAGTAGGAGCACCCGATGTATTCCAGACTGGAGCAGTTTGTGACATTAGCTTGTTAGAGTGATATTACTAGCAGGTAAGCTAAATTGATAAGCAATAGGAACGCCTGATACTAAAAGTGATGATACGTTTAGTATTGATACCCAAGTAGTATTATCAAAAGAAACAAAAGCATTACTTACATAACAGTTTGGTGCTAATGTTAGTAATGTTTGAGTAAGAGAACTTGCAGCAGCAGATTGGCCTATTCCGTAACTTGTTAATGAAGCAAGTTCTGTAGCAAGATTACTTAATGTCGGAACAAGTCCAGTTAAAGCATCTATTTGTGCTTTAAAATAAATGTTTTTAATTATAGGAGCATCAAAATAAACGGGAAATATATTTCCATCTAACTGCGTAATATCAACTTTTGTTGTATATGGATTAATGCTTACTGTAGGATTTGATGTATATCCACTAGCTCCTGAAACTGTGATTGCGGTAACTACTCCTGAAACAACTGTCGCCGTAGCTGATGTATATGTACCGCCACCGCCAGTTAATACTACTAAAGGTGGATAAATATAACCAGAACCACCAGATCCAATAGTTATAGTAACTGTAGATCCTGAAGCTGATGCCGTAGCAGTAGCACCTGTACCTGTATTAGTTTGTGCACAACCAGCATTGCGTTTATTGTAAATAACAGTAGCTATATTATAAGCTAATGTTTCATTGTTGGATTGAATGCTAGTTAACGCCTGCGTTGTGGCTACAGTTACCCAAATTCCATGAGGTGCTACACCTTGAGTGTTTACTGTGCTTCCGGTATTTTCTAAAACTTGAACATAGCTTACTCCATTAATTGTAAGCAAACCACCTTCTAATCCTGCTAAATAGCCTTTAGATGGTAATGAAACAGATAACGATCTACGAAGTCTTAATTCAGCATCGGTTTCTTCGTTTTGACCTAATGTAGTATAAATAGAGCTATTATTAACCGCAGTTACGTTTGAAGTAACAGTAACTATATTTGTTATAGTATTTGCAGCAGATTGAACTGGCCCTATTAAGGCTGCTTGAAAAGCAAAACTACCTGTATAAGGATAAGTACTATTGGTAATAGTGACATCAGATAAAAGTTGATATTGATTACCTTGAGCATCTGCTACTGTAAAAGGAGATGTCGGTGTGCTGCTTAATCCGTATAAAGTAACTTGAGCAGAAACAGTAATCTGTATTTGTTGTTGTGTGTAACTACCAGCTAAACGAACAACGCCATTAATAGCACAACGAGCATCTAAAATCGTACCTACTGCCTGATCAGGATCAAATTGTGAATTAACTTGTTCGGCAAATTGAAGCATATCCAATTTAGCCTGTGCGAAGATATTAATTAAATTTGAATCTGGAGAATTAGCATTAACATTTGCTCCCGGAAAAATTGTCAGATAGCCCGGATAATCGAAAGTTCCGTACTCGATTTCGCTTATAATTTCCGAAATCGTCTGGATCTGAAGGCCGTTTGAATCAATAGTATTGGGAATAAGAATCTATTAGTTGGGCATCGTCGTTAAATGGATAGCGATGTCGAACTTGAGATATTTGTAGAATAAATGGTGGATATGTTATAACTTACGGTCAACAATCGTTGCGAACGATTGAAATTTGCATTTACGCTCGTTATCTGAACAACCCCATAGCAATTAGCTATAGTATTGCGAATTTGAGTTAAAATAGCGTTTTCCGTGTTTAAATTGCCTAATAGATTGATCCAATCAATTCCTTGATTAGCTGCCCAAAAAGCATCGTTTAAAAATAATTTTAAAGCAGTCTGTATATTTAAAGCTATGGCAGCATTATTGGTTAAATAGCTACTATTTCCCTGACCGAATACCCAATCTCCTGTCGGGGTTAAACCCCTGAAAATCATTGATGGTGCACTCATTTAAGTAAGGAAGTTATAGCATCATTAGCTGCATTTATCTGAGTAGTACAATCTGGCCCAGTTTTGCCATTTAATGCTCTTAGAGCAGTAATAATATCATTCATTACAGTCAATAGGCTCGTAGAGGCATTATAAATGCCTACCTTGGAACTATCTAATGAAACAGTAGGGCCAGTATTACCAGCAGGGCCATAAAGCTGAGTATCTGTCGTAGAATAGCTAGAAAGGCTTTTGGTTTTACTTCTAAGACCAACTATAGCAACTGCATCTGAAAAGTTGTGTAATCTAGTCGTATTAGGCGGTAATCCCTGCGTTCCCGATAGCCACCAATTATCAATATCACGATCAATAAACACTAACATGCATTGATCGCCAGCCGTAATAGGAAAAGTTACTGCACCTCCACCACCACCTAAAGTTATAACTGGCACTCCTGCAAAGGGTGGATATGAAGCTAAAACAGGCTGATTGTTCCCATTGTCATCAGTAATATACTGAAGAATCATGGACATATTTATTTGAACATCAGCAGTTTGCGTATCTGAATAAAACTTATTTATAGTAGCAGTTTGTGCAACTGCCAAACCAGCAGATAGCTCTCTTGTTACTTGAGAAAGCAATAACTTTAGGTCTGGAGCAGACCTTGGTAATGTATTGGCTATGTTTGTAACTGATGACATTATGAAGGTAAGGTTACTCCGCCTGTTATGTATTTAACCCCACCCGGCCCTAAGTATAGGCTTACAGTAGTGGTGCAAGGGCCATTTACTGCATCTGATATAATTCCTTCATGGACTAATCCTTGTACTGGATAATCGCCATTGTACTGAGGAAGGTCTTCGCTCGTAAGTCTGACTATTTGACCAATAGTTAAACGAGGCTCAAAAAGCATTTTGCATTTAATAAACACACCTTCACGGATAGGTACATCTAAAAGACCCGTACTAGAGTTTATATTAAAAATTGTTTCATTAACCAAGAAACCATCATTATTGCCTAATACTTTAAGCTGATTGTTATCTATAGTTATATTAGTTCCTACAGGACTAATTTTTTGTAAAAGATTAAAAGTAGGGCCAGTATAAACCGATGCTCTTTGATTTATTATTGTAGGTATATTTCCAATAACAGGTGTTGGATAAGCTCCGATAAGGTCAGAATTTAAACGAGTAATTACTTCCTTCATGGAAGCACCGGGACTAAAAGCTATGTTAGAATAGCTATTTGCTTGAGCAAAACCGCCGTCATAAGCCTCAATTTCCGTAACCATATTGGTACGGCCTGTACGTTGCGTGTAAGCCTGCCTTACCGTTCCTGTAAAAATTATGGGAACGAAATTGTCTTTATAGCCTGCTGCTAACTGAATACCACCATATTTCCAGCCATCAAACCATTCCTTATAAATTTGATCTCTAGTTTTAGGTGCTAAATTATAAATTTTAAAATTAGCAGTTTGTGCAGTAGCTAAATTTTCACGTCTTACAGTAAACTCTAACGTAAACGGCAGCTTAATGTTTACATATTTAGTCGCAAAAGATACATAGGGCTGCGAAGAACTCGCACCTTTGGTGTTCCCTTTTTCTGGCTTAGTGTAAGGGCCAACCTGTACCTGCAAATTGTATATGCGATTTAATTTCACGAGCCAACAAAGACAGAGCTTTCGATAGTAGCAATATCAGTTTGATCTAATAAATAAAAAGTAGCGTATCCTGATTGAAAATCATTAAGATTTAATGGTTCATATCCATCGCTTGTTACACATGCCAAACCAAAACTTAATTGTGTTTCAAATTGTCTTAAAAGATTAGGGAATGTTGTTATTCTTCTGCCCAGTATTTGAAACTGAGGGCTTTTAGCGTTCCAATATAAATCAAAAAACCAACCTTGTTGTTCAGGTCTATATGCAATGGTAATATTTGCAGTAGAACCATCAGGTATAGCCAAACTAAATATTTGGCATGGAGCATCTGTAATTCCTGATATTATTTGCATAACTTAAGGATTTCCCGTTGTAAAAGGTTTATCTAAACCAGAAGCCATTTTCCAGTTTTGCAATAATTGATCTTGTGCTTGTGTGGTAATTTGTTGTTGAGCAGTATTTCCTTGTACAAATGGATTAACTTCAAATTCCGCAGCCCCCAATCTACCAACTGTTGTGCTTGTTTGAGTAATTATTTCTCCTGCAAATCTTAATTTTTTAAAGGTAACAGATATATAAGTAAGATTTTCTGTGGTTTCGTCCTGCATTGGCTCGCAAGACTCAATAGCCATTTGCGTCATAATACCCCAAGGCGTTTCAACTGTAAATATCTGACGACCTTTCCATAGTTGGTATAAAAATCCAACTATCTGCTCTTGTCTTGTTTCTATAGATGCTTGCTGATTATTTTGTCCCTGATTGCCAGCACCTAAGTAATATTGATATAAACTTGTTACTGCTGGAGCTACTGAATTAATAGTAGGTGCAGATGATTGTGCAATAGCTTGTAAAGTTCCTTCAGTAAACGTAGGCTGAAGATTAGAAACTAAAGGTAACGCAGGACTATTTTGGGTAGGTGCTCTTGAAGTTAATGGCTGCTGATAAGCAATGATACCTATGATGCCTTTAAGCGTTACTTTTTCAGGATACAAAGATATTTGATCGTGAATAGCGGTATTATCTTCAACCCAATGATCTGTAATTTCAGATCTAAATTCCATACGTTCTTCGCCACGAATATCGAATACAAGTCCAGCAATACCATTAGGCAATGGAGACGGATAAGCATATACAAGATCCTGAGCCAAACTCAGGTTGTCAAATATGCTAGGATTGTCGCTAGGTATGGTATTTGTTGCCATAGTATTATGTTACAAAAGAGCCGACTGAACTTAAATCAGATACTAAAGAATGTTGATCGTTCATATGCTTTCTAATGGCAGCAGCAGCATAATCTGCAACTGCTTTAGGATCTTTTGATCCATCAATATTCATTGTAACATTAAGCGTCTTTTGATTTGAAACTGTAGATCTATTGTTTGAAGGCATTAGATTCAATTTAAACATATCTGCCAGCGAATCTCCTAATCCTGCTAAGGAATTATTAGATGCTTGAGAAGATGCGCTAAAAGTTGGACCAGCAGACAATCCCGGACCTGTGGCTCTGCCTTGTGATGAAAATGAATTAGCTGCTTCCGTGGAAGGTGCTACAGTTTGATTTCCAAATTTCATTCCAAAGAAACCGCCTATTGTTTTTAGCAAATCAGCTATTCTTGTTAGTGGTAAAATAAGATCGACTGCTGATTTTAATACAGACTCAAACCAAGAACCTGCATCACTTTCAATTATGTCATCTATTGCACCTAAAAATAAAGTTAATGCAGTAGCAACTACATCTAATCCATCTGCCAATAATTTTATAGTTGGGTTAAATAACCGAGCTATATTCATGCCTAGCAACCCAAGCTTATTGCCAAGATCACTTGTCGATTGATTTACTGCATCAAATGATTTTGTGGCTTTATCCGATAAAGATAATTTTCTGTTTAAATCAGTTAATTCAATATTATCCCTGCGAAGGAATTGAAACATTTCTTCCGAAATGCCAAGTTGCGAAGTAAGCAACCGAGCCATGCCCGGAGCCATACCAGCGCTTTCTTTAATTCTTTCGTGAATATCCCAAAGTGCTTTATTTGGGTCTTGATTAGGATTAATTCCTAATAATGCCCAAGGAGCAATGTTGCCTTGCCCCAATGCTATTTGTGCTTGAGCCGTTTGTATATTCTTTAACGAATTAGCTACTTCAGAACCATCAACACCTGCTTTGCCAGCAGCTAATTGCCATGCTTGTAATTCCTGCGTTGAAAGACCTGTGGCTAATTTAAATTTGAATAGATTTTCAGCAGTCTGAGTTGCCCACTTAGATAATGCAGCCATTCCTGCAACTGCACCTGTAATAGCAAATCCAAAAGCAAGTTCTGATGCACTTAAACCAGTAAAGGATTCTGTAAGATCCATTACAGATGTTTTACCTTGGGCTAATTGCCCAAACATCTTTCCTTTATTTAAAATATCTTTATTTGCGTCTTTTTCTTCCTTTTGACGCATCTTTTCTAAAACTAATTTTTGTTTTAGTTTTTCCCTGTAAGTCTTTTCTTCAAGTCTTTGAGTGCGTATTAATTGACGCTCTTGTTCTTTAGATTTCTTATCGGATTCTTTTTGAGCCTTATCAGATTCCTTTTGAGCAAGTTTCTGTTGCTCCATGTGCATCCTAAATAATGCAAGCGGAGGGCCTATTCTTTCTTCATCAGGAAATGCAGACTTTTTCTTTTGATCTGCTTTATCCTTGGCTTTGCTTTCTTTAACGAATGGTTTTAAAGCAGCAGGTACTTGTAGCCTTTTTAATGACTTTTCTACATTAGCAAGATTTGCAGCTAAAGCATTAGCTTGTGTAGCTGCTGCATTTAGTTGTTCGGTGACTGCCTTGAGGTCTCCAATTTTAGAGACATCAAAGCCAATCTTTACGAAGAAATCTGCAATTTTAGTTCCTGAAGCCATTACCTTTGATCCTTGTTAAGTTCTCTTTCCGTTTCTTCTATTTCAGCCTGACAAATATGGAAATGCCATGCATCAAGAACCAAATCAGTAGGCATTTCTAAAATTTCGTTTAGAGTGCCTACTCCTTTACTGTTTAGCTGAAGGGCAATTCTAGTTTCAGGATTTAGTTCGTCTCTGATTTTTGCTCGGTTCCATTGACTGCTGGTTCGCTTGGGGTTGATAACAGCGATCCGAGGTTTTTGAAAAAAGGGATTAGGTTATTGGTCGCCACCTCCCAAGCGACAGGTAGAAAGTCTGCTCTGTTAGTTTCAGATTCAAATGTGGCTTCAGTTATCCTTAAGCCAGCACTATCATTAACTCCTTTGTAAGTGCATGATTGCATACACTTCCAGATTTCTGCCTGTACTTCCTCAGATGTAGCAACTTTGAGTACCGCATCTTTAATCTGACTTGGTTCAAGCTGGAAAAAAGACTGTAAATCAAAGCTGCCACCTGTTTGCCCAAAAGGAACTCCAATGAGTTCCTTGAATACAACATTCCATAATCTCATGCCTTCTTTAAATCTTGCGATTTGAAAGCCGAGTACTGCGCCACTAGATAGGGGGATATCTTTCATAGAATTATACTGCTAAGCTAACTGTAGATGATGATATTTGACGTTCAACTTTTGCAAAACGTAATTTCCAAATAGTAACGCCTTGGTCTGTATCGCCTTCTACGTTGCTCTTAACTTCTGGGATAGATTGGATAACACCACCAGTTAAGACATAAGAGTCTGAAGTGATATTGCCGTTACCATCACCGATTTGTTTAGTAACAACTGCTTCCATTGTAACATATGAAGCAGGGTCAAAAACAAATGCACGATATTGTGCGTTGATATATTGGTCATTAAAGCTACCACGAATAAAACGAAGTGTTAATTCGCCAAGTTGACCAGTTGCGCTGAAAGCAATAACGGTATTACCGTTTTTGCCCGGCTTCATCTGCACTAATTCGTTTGGTAGTGTTAAAACGCCAACATCGCCATCGGCGAAGTCGCGTTGTAGTGTTCCGTTGATGTTGATAACATCACTTCCGTTTAGAGAGATTTCCATGACTTATAAGATTAATAGTTAATGTAGATAATTCCGTTTACGCTTTGGATTGCACCAGCATATTTGATAGCAATTTGAAGTACTGGAGCTATACGAGCTTGGCGTTGAGCATCTAATTGTTGAGATACTGGTAATGAATAAACATAATATCCAAATTGCGAGATATTAGCTTGTAATGATGCTGGATTACCAAATGTAGTTCCAGTCCATGTACCCGGTGCTAAGAATCCATTGTTAACTGCTTGTGCAAGAACTCCAGATACAACATTTTTTAATGAAGTCATTCCAGCTTCAGTTTGTGGAATCTTAGTAGGTGTTTGTGCTAAGAAATTAAATGCAGCTACTTGTAGTGCACCTAATAACCAAGTTAAGTTATAAACATTATCTGAATATCCATTTCCGCCAGTTGAAACAACTTCAGGAATACCTTGGACATAAGCATAATAATCTACACCAACTGTGTTACATTGATTTGCTACAGTTTGATTAATTAACGGATCAGGAGTAATACCAGTTAATTGCTTCAAATTCATTGTAATCGTTGTATTGGAACCATTGAAGTTAGTTCCTTGTAAACGAGAAGCATAAGCAGCAGACATTAACTGAGCCATTACCACGCTATTGGTATTAATCATTAAGCGTGTCTGTGTGCAACTATTTGATTGGATGGTATAAGACATACCACCGCTATAAATGTCTGTTAACAGATTTGTTGGAGCATATAGCAATGAAGGCGGATTTAAAGCCTGTACTGTATTAGCAGCAGCAATAACATCACTTGAGCTAAATGCCGTACCTGTTCCTTGGCAGTAAATAATTCCACCTGTATAGTTGGTTGTAGCAAAAGCATTAATTGCTTGTGTCAATGTCATACCAGATGCCATTGGGTAAATAAACAACTGACCGCCACCTGTTAAAATATTAGGTGTCTGGCTGAATACTGATACTGCCATTTGATAAGTTTCGGAAGAAGTACCGAATACTGTACCAACGCTAATTGGATCAACAAATACGCCAAATCCACTTGAAATTACTACAGTTGGATTGCTTGTATAACCGCTACCACCATCAACAACAGTAAATCCTGTTACTGCACCACCAGCTACTTGAGCCGTTACAGTTGCTGGTTTAAAATTAGCACCTGATCCACCACCAATAAGAGTTACTATTGGAGCGGTTAAATATCCTGTACCACCACTAACAAGTGCAATACCTGTTGATGGATTAATTGTGCCTGCCGTTTCAGTAGCGGTTGCTGATGCGCCATAGCCATATACGGAATTGCCTGATACGGGCGTGTCTCTGGTAAATAATGTTAATGAATTAACATTATACGCAGGAAGCGCAGCTCCGGGGAGTTGCACTGTAAAATTAACGAAGTCTGAGATACTAATCGACATAAGATTTATACGTTAAGGTTGAGTTATAAGTTCTGGAGATCCTGCAAATGAATCGTAATAATCCACTGGGAGTGTTCTGCCATAAGCAGAAAGTACATTAAAAGTTAAAGCGTAGCGAGTTAGCCGAGAAGCTCCTTCGCCCATAGAAACATCATTGAAAGTTGTAGGTTGATTGCCAATTTTGAATCCATATTTCTCCTGCATTTGTTCAGCCTGAGTGGAATTTAATGCAAACACTATTTCGTGCCTACGGGCACGGGCATCGTTATTCCTAGACATGATTTGTATGGAATAGATTTCCTGTGTGTTTTGCGTCAATACCTCGTTCAAAACAGGAGTCTGTGGTTGATCTAATTGAGTACTAGGGATTGTTCCTTGTTCGTAACCTGTGCTGGTTCCGTAAAGCCTTTCGCCCTTAATACCAATAGCTACAAAAATGCCATCATCAGGCGGTATAGGTACACGCTGATTATAGGTAACAACATGGTTGTTATCTAAGACAAGTTGATCCTTTATCAACTTAACTAGTAAATTGATGATTTCAGGTTTCGGTTTCACTTGTATAATCCTGTACTAGTTTATATTTATAATAACCGAAATTCTGAAATTGCCATTTGTGCATTACACGAAATGGAATTGAGTTAATAACAACTTGATCGTTGGTTTGTAAGTTTGGATCAGTTACACAAAACAAGTTGTAATGTCTCCAAGAACGCTCACCTTCCCACTTTAATTCAAGTTTCTGGCCTTTTTCTGGCGTAAGGAAGCCCTGAGTCTTGAACTCACGAGAAACTGTTATAGCGTCGCCTTCTTTAATTCTTACGCTATTAATAAGCATAAGCATTGGTTGCGACCAACCTTGTACAGTATAATTAGCCTGCGGAGCCGTATTCGTGTAAGTAAGATTTTTCTTACCAGCACTAATAATAGGGCCATTAACTACTGGAAATTGTGCGATAGGGGTAATCATTTGACCACCTCATATCCAAATGAATTCTTTAACTGACCCGTATCATCAAGAGGTGTAATATCAAAGTTTCCTCTAGCTTCACGGCGTTCAATGGTTAAAAGAGCGATGCCTGCCCATTTTTTAGGCATACCTGCTTCTTGGAAGTTTTCTTGTATAACTTCTACTGCCTTAATTCCTACAAACTCTGTTAATGGATCTAATGGCGTAAAACTACCCATATCGCCTTGATACGTTTTAAGTTTTGCAGGCAAAAAAGCAGGTATAGCTAAACGCATAATAGGACGTTCAGGTATTTCGATTTGTACATCGTTACCTTCATCATCCATGCCATTAATAAATCCACCAAATTCGTGTACTTCTGCAATCTGTGAGTTAGTTTGAAAACCATCATCACGATCGTTTTTATCTTTGGTTACACCAACATTTACAGACGTGCGTTTATAGAGATTCTTAAAAAGTTCTCTTAAACCAGTCGTGTCGAATGTTATTTCAGCTTCCATTAGTTTGGTAATGAAACTCGTGGTGCAGCGAGTACATTTGCAATAAGTTGTGGGCTGATGATCTGGAGATAGAAAGCTCCATATCGTGTTTTGCTAAAGTGAGAGAGCATTGGGTCCTTGGCTATCCGGTCTGGGATCTGAAACCCTTCAGATACGGAGTCTATGCTTTTGGATATCGTCAACCAACTGTATTGGCTGCCCATGCCCTCTTGTGCTGCCAGCAGCTTTTCTACTAATTGGTGTGCAGTTAGGTAGAGAAAAGCTCGACTGAACTCAGCTTGGTTAGTGAAGAGAGCCTGATTAACATTAAACTGAGCATCAAAAAGTGCTCCATTAATGTCATTATCTGTTACTTTTGTCAGATCTGTATTATCTCCAGCACCACCAGAAATAGTGATGATTGGAGGTAATCCATAATTTGAACCGCCTGTTACAACTGTGAATCCTGTTACAGATCCGCCAGAAATAGTGGCAATTGCAGTTGCGCCTGTGCCTAAATCTCCCGGAGCTGCCCCCACCGAGACTAAGGGATTGGTGGCGTAACCAACCCCACCAGCTCCGAGAGAAATTAATGTTACTACTCCTCCGCTAATGACGGCAGTTCCTGATGCCCCATACGCAGGTACTGCATATGGGAAATCACGCTGGAATTGCGATTTGAAATCACTAACAGATGGAATAGTAAAGGACACAATTAAGAGTTTTTGCTCTTACGAAGCTTATGACCTTCTTCAAGGGACTTCATCATTGCTTCTAGGTTTTTAATCCTATCATTCAATTCCTGATTTTCTTGAGAAAGCGTTTCTGCTTTTTTGGTTGCTTCTTCAATAGCGTTATCAACGCCTTTCATGTGTTCCATAGAATTAGCATAGACTATGTTTTCTGGAAACATCTTAGTCCATTTTTCAGCTAAATCTGCTGGAACGTCTTTGAATTCACCGCCTTCGATTCTCCAAATACCATGAGTAAAGGAGCCGAAACGGCTTTTGTTTTTATTGAAGATACGAACGAGCTTCTCTTGAGGAGTTACGGGTTCGGAAGCGACCGCCTTAGTGTCTGCTTGATTGGCTTCTGATGTGAGCATTTTGTATGTGTGGGTTTAGGTTAAAAAGCCTAGCTTCCAATTAGTATTGGAAGCGTAGAACTTCGAGGTTACGATAAACATTAGTACCTGTGTACTGACCATAAGCGGTGTCAGAGAACGCAAAGTTGTTCAATGAGTTAGCTTGTGTGGTTGTATATGGTACAGGAATATCCATGCGTACTGATTCTGCATCATCACGGTAGAGCATGTAATAGTGAAGACCAGCAGGATTGTTTGCAGCATCGCAATAAGCGAGTGGCATAATCTTGAAGTCTTTTTCCATTGGAGCTACTGCCATTTGGAACGCTTTAGTTAGATATTCGATTAATGGTACTGGATATGTACCAACTGTACCTGTTGTAAGTGCTGGTAAACCTGTCCAATCGCCGTAAGGAATTACGAAGCGGTTTGGCATTGCAGTACTATTAGTATTAGTAAAGTAGGTTTGGATTAGAGTCGTTACAAATGTCTGTAAACCAGCAGCATTTAATTGGCTAATTGGACTAGTAATTAAGCTGGTGTTTGTATTGATACTTGTATTTGTGAGTAAGCCCGGAATACGGGTATCGGAATCAGAACCTAAGAAGGCAATCTTTTGAATACCAAGATCCCAGTTCTTTTTACGAGCTGCATGTTTGCGTTCGATGATATCCCAGTTGTTAGCACG